ACAGACTAGGAAGTAGTAGTTTTGTAATAGATGATGGTGATGATAAAATTATTAGGAAAGGTTCGCCTACTGATTCTCCATATGAATATGTGAGTAAAGAAGCAAAAGAATCTGGCGGAGATGTAACACTACCACAAAATGAATTAATACGTTTAAGAACTAGAACTGGTGCACAAATTCTAATGCATACTACTGAAGATTTGATATACATTAACAATAGTAAAGGTTCGGCTTGGTTAGAAATGTCTAGTAATGGAAAAATAGACATATATGCTAAAGATAGTATTAGTTTACATTCTCATAATGATATAAATTTTGTCGCCGATAGAGATATTAATTTTGAAACAGGTAGAAATATGAATTTTATGGTTACAGGTAGTATGTTTCAAACTACAGGTGCTAATCTTGAAATAAAAGTTGGTGTTGATGGTAAAATTTATGCCGCTAATAACTTTGAAGTTGTAGGCGGAGTAGATGTAAAACTAAAAGCAAATAATAATTATGAAGTTGTTGCATCAACTGATATCAAACACAAAGCAGAAAATAATATTGAGAGTAGTGCAGGAAAAAATACTAATTTAACAAGTGGTGCTAAAAGTAATATCAAAAGCGGTGAAGGACATTTTGAATCTGCAAATCCTATTCACATGAACGGACCAGAAGCAGAAACTGCATCTGAAGCCACAGAAGCAACTATAGCATTAAAGGGAAAATTTCCACAGCGTGTACCACAACATGAACCATGGCCAGGACATGAGAATTGGAATCCCGAAGAAACAGTAGCGGAAAAAACCGAAGCAGGAGATTTAAGTAATGATGTTCATCCTGAATCGCAAGAAAGAGAAGCAGATAGGAAAGCAATACAAGACGATTTGCCTCTTGAAGACAAAGAAAAAGAACAAGAATAGGAGGGAAGTAATATGGCAGATACTTGGCCAGTAAATAACGGAAGTGTTGGAACAAAAGGTTCAGCAAATGCATATAATCCAATGACAGATCCGTATGCAGAACCAGGAAGACCAGGAGGAATGAATGAAAATAAACCAGCACCTGGTGCTTCTTCTTCAAAACCAGTTCCTGAATCTAGTAAAAGCCCTTATACAGGAGAAGAGAAAAAAAGAGTTGTAGGTACAAAAATACAAGATATTACTTTAGAAGAAGTATTTCAAACAATAGATACGTTCTTAAAATCAGCAGGAGGAGGGTTTGGCGGATTAGGCGGATTATTAGCAGGTGGACTATCTGGAATCTTAGACAAGGTAGGAGGCGTTGTATCTCAATTATTAAGCACTACTAGTCTTACAAATGTATTTGGTGGTATAGTAAATAATATTGTACCTGCTATAGGTCAAGCAATACAAGGTTTTACAGATGCAATAGGAGAAGTAGCAGGACCTTTATTCAAAGGCATTACAAACACTTTAGATACAGCATTACCTGGTTTAGGTTCTGCTTTAAATAATTTTGGCGGTGCAATTGGGCAATTAGGTAATAATATTTCTGCTGGATATGATGCTTTACCAGAAGTTTTAAAAACAGGTGTAACATCAGCAGTAGCAGGAGCAGTAGCAGGAAAATTTACATCTATTGATCCTGGGTTAGCCGCTGGTGTAGTAGGAGCAATTAGATTTGCAGACAATCCAGTTGGACATTTAAATGAAGTAAAAGCCGCCGCACAATCTTTAACAACTGTTTTAGGAAATACTTTGCCAGACGTTAATAACGGCTTACAAAAAGTTATACAATCATCTGCTAATGCAGGATCACAATTAGAACAAATAATTACTCCCAATGACAATGGATTTAGTATTAATCCAGGACCTTTGTTTACTCAGAATGTGTTTTACAAATCTGTAAGTGGTCAGTTAGTACAACTTGCTCCTAAGAACAGTACAGTTGGAGTGTTAAAAGACGGAATAACCATTAGATTTTAAGGCGGTAAATACAGTATGTCACAATTATATAAAACAATATCAGTAGGAACAAAAGAAACTGCACAGCCATTAGTGTCTAAATCATATAGAGGTTTATCAACTGTGTCTACTGATGTAAAAAAATCATTTGCTTTATATGATTTGCCTTTGATAAAACAGGATATTTTAAATCATTTTAACATAAGGCAAGGAGAAAAATTAGAAAATCCTCGATTTGGAACAATTATATGGGATATCCTTTATGAACCTTTAACTGAAGAAGTAAAACAATTAATAATCCAAAACGTAACAGAAATAATAAACTATGATCCAAGAGTAAGTGTAGATGGTATAACAATAGATAGTTTCGAAAGTGGCATACAAATAGAATGTGTTTTAAAGTATTTGCCTTATAGCATAAGTGAAACTTTAAGATTAAGATTTGATCAAAATTTGGGGCTTCTTTAAGTACGCACTTTACGAAACCAGATAAATATTACATAGTAAAAGGACACACGTATGGCAAGTACTGATAGACAAAATAGATTGCTACTAGCAGAAGATTGGAAGAGGGTATACCAGTCATTTAGATATGCAAACTTTCAAAGTTATGACTTTGATAATTTGCGTAGGACAATGATTAACTATATCAGAGAAAATTATCCTGAAGATTTTAATGATTATATTGAAAGTAGTGAGTATCTTGCTCTAGTCGATTTGATTGCATTTTTAGGGCAAAATATAAGTTTTAGAACTGATCTTAATGCTAGAGAAAATTACATAGAACTTGCAGAACGTAGAGAAAGTGTATTAAGATTAGCAAGACTAATAAGTTATAATCCAAAAAGAAATGTGCCGGCTAATGGATTGTTAAAATTAGAAAGTGTGTCTACATCTGAAGATGTAATTGATAGTTTTAACAATAATTTATCCAATCAAGTTATTACATGGAATGATAGCACAAATCCTAATTGGTATGAACAATTTACAAAAATATTAAATGCGGCCTTGCCAGTAAAAAATGAAATAGGATCACCTATTAAAAAAGCAACACTAGTTGGTGTGGCAACAGAACAATATAGATTTAATTCTATTGGAAATGGAGTACCTGTATATGGATTTACTAAATCTATTGATAACATATCACGTCAATTTGAAATAGTAAGCACTTCATTTAATGATACAACAATAACAGAAGAAGAACCTTTACCTGGAAATAGGTTAAGTTTTATATATAGAGATAACGGACAAGGCTCCGGAAGTAATAATACTGGATTTTTTGTCCATTTTAGACAAGGAAATTTACAATCTAATGATTTTAAAATAACAAATAGTACACCTAATACTACAGTAAGTGTTGATAGTGAAAATATTAATTCTACAGACTTATGGTTGTATAGTTTAGATAGTAATGCTACAGAATCAAAATTATGGACAAAAGTTGATAGTATTGAAGGAAACAATATAATTTACAATAGTCTTACAAAAGGTGTAAAAGATGTATATAGTGTATTAACAGGATTAAATGATTCTGTAAGTTTAATTTTTTCTGATGGTACGTTTGGAACTATACCAAATGGTAATTTTAGAACATATTACAGAACAAGTTCAAATGCAAGTTACAGTATAGTTCCTGCAGATATGACTGCAATAAATGTTACAATCCCTTATATAAGCAAAAAAGGAAAATCAGAAACAATAAGTTTAATTTTTGATTTAAAAGAATCTGTTGAAAATGCAAGTGCAAGTGAATCTACAGAAAACATCAAAAGCAGAGCACCTAGCACATATTATACACAAAATAGATTAATTACAGGAGAAGATTATAACGTAGGACCTTTATCTGTTAGTCAAGAAATTGTTAAAACAAAAAGTGTCAATCGGACAAGCAGTGGTATAAGTAGATATTTTGATTTAAAAGATGCAACAGGAAAATATAGTAATACAAATTTATATGGAAATGATGGCATAATTTATAGAGATGAGTATACTATAAAAGACACATTTACTTTTACTACAAAAAATGACATAGAAGGAGTAATCAACAATAAACTAATTTCTATTATTAGAGATACAAGATTAAAGAATTTTTATTATACAAATTTTTCAAGAAATAGTTCTGTTGCAGGATTTAATTTTAATTGGAAATCTGAAACAAATCAAACTAATATGTCAACAGGATATTTTGAAGATACAAATAATACAGCAGTAGCAGTTGGGTCTTTTACTGCTGGCATAATGAGATTTATTGAACCTGGTTCGTTAGTAAAATTTATACCGCCAACTGGTCAACATTTTATGAAAAATAATGAACACGGTCTTATGCCTGGAACAGCAGATCATGCCAATTCAGTTATGTATAAATGGTCAAAAATTGTTTCTGTAACAGACAATGGCACACTTACAAACACAACAACAGGATTAGGACCTATAACACTAAATGACACTATTCCTTCTGAAGCACAGGTTGCAGAAATTATTCCAAATTTAACTGGAACATTCACTGCTGATTTAATTAATCAGTTAGTAGATCAAATATTTGCGTATAAAACTTTTGGTTTGAGGTATGACACTGAAACTAGACAATGGAAATTAATAACAAATCAAAATTTAAATATTAAAGATGATTTTAGTTTAAGTTCTGCAGGAAACACAAGCAATCAACAAGTAGATTCAAGTTGGTTACTTTTATTTGAAACCGATGGCGAAACTTATGATGTATCATATAGATCATTAAGATATGTTTTTGAAAGTAAAGAAGAGATTAAATTTTATTTTGATGGAAATGATAAAATTTATGATAGTAAGACAGGAAAAGTAATAAAAGATAAAATTTCTGTATTGAGCATAAACACTAAACCTGATTCTTTATCTAATTTTACAATAGATTGGGATTGGGAAGTGTCCTCGGACTATCGTGAATCTCAAGGTTATGTAGAAAGTAATAAAATTGAAGTAGGATTTTTTGATGAAGACGATGATGGCGTAGTAGATGATCCTGATATGTTTACTGAAATTGTAGATCCAACAACAAATGCAATCACTAAGTATGTTTTCCATAAAAAAGGCCCAGGCGACGAAGTATACAAATATGTAGATACAAGTGTAGAAACTATAAATGTTATTACCTCAGATGGAAGCATTGGAGCATTTAGTCAATATGCAGATGGAACTGTTTTTTATAACACAACAACTAAATTATTTAAAATTCTTAACAAAACAGCAAACACCTTAGATTTTACTTCCATATACAAAGCAAATGAAGGCCGTAGTGGAATAAAATTTCAATATGTCCATGCGGCAAATGAAAATAGAAGATTAGATCCAAGTGTAAGTAATATTATAGATGTATATTTGTTAACAAGATCTTATGATATAAATTTTAGAAAATGGTTAACAGGTGAAACTGCAACAAAACCATTACCACCTAGTAATGATAATCTGCTTTTAACTTTTGGAGCAGATATTAATGCTATTAAAAGTATTAGTGATGAAGTAGTATATCATCCAGTAAAATATAAAGTATTATTTGGTGAAAAGGCACCTAATGAATTGCAAGCAAAATTTAAAGTAGTATTAAATACTGAAAGAGTTGTAAACGAAAATGAAATAAAAAGTAAAATTGTAGATGCGATTGATGCTTTCTTTTCTTTAGAGAATTGGGATTTTGGAGAAAAATTTTATTTTACTGAATTAGCAACTTATGTTAGTAAAGAGTTATCTCCTGATATAAGTAGCATTGTTCTTATTCCTCAGCAAAAGGATCAAAGTTTTGGAAGTCTTTTTGAGATAAATTCTGAAAGTGATGAAATTTTTGTAAGTGGTGCAAATGTGTCTGATATTGAAATTATAGATGCAATTACAGCATCAAGATTACAAGCAACTGGTAATGTTGTTACAGACGCTTCAGGTAGTGCTACAGGTGTTTTAAGTAGTGCAACAACATCTACTGTTTTTATAAATTCTTCAACAACATCAGGAACAAGTAGCCCTAGTTATAATTCAGGTAGTGGCGGCTCAGGTGGCGGTGGCTCTGGTGGCGGAGGCTATGGTTACTAATGTCTGATGAAGGTTTGCC